ATAGATTCAAATATCAAATTGAAAACACAATTTATAGAAATGATTTTGCTTTTGCCATAGCAATTCATATGATTAATGATTTTGCTAAAACAAGTTGGCCCAAGCAATTGCCTAGCAAGTTGTTTTATACAACAGACAAAGATAGTGTAGACTCTTATCTTGATAATAAATGGAATTTTACATTAGAGCGAGGAGCAAAATGTCAGATTAAAGATATGAATATACACATAATGAACAAAATAGGATTGAATAAAATTATAGATCAATATGAATAGAGGTTTTATATTATTTGTACAGCAGAATGAAACTTGTGATTATTTAAAACAAGCAGTTGCCTGTAGTTTAAGCATAAAGAAATTTATGCCCAAAGAACAAATATGTTTAATGACAGATATCATTGTTCCTGAAAAATACAAGAAACATTTTGATCATATTCAAGACATACCAGGAGATGATCTCGCAGTTGACAGCGATTGGAAAGTCAATAACAGATGTAAAATTTATAATAGCAGTCCATTTGATGAATCTATTGTGTTAGATGTGGATATGTTACTGTTAGAGAATATAGAGCATTGGTGGAAACAATTAAGCAATTATGAATTGTACTACACAAACAAAGTGAAAACCTATAGAGATGAATGGGTAACAAATGATTATTATAGAAAAGTATTTGTGGACAATGACTTGCCAAATGTGTATTGTGGATTTCATTATTTTAAAAAATGTAAAAACAATGATGTGTTTTTTAAATTGTTAACCGATATTGTGGTAAACTATGAACAATACAGCAAACGTTTTACAAAAAATCGCACTCAATCTTGGTGCAGTATGGATGTTGCCACAGCAATAGCAATAAAATTATTGGGTATTCAGCATAAAGTTTTCAGCACACAGTCTAATTTAACATTTACGCATATGAAACCTAGAATACAAAACTATCAAAGTCAATTAAAATTATGGACGGAACAGATAGATTATAATCTTACACCACAAAATGAATTATTTGTGGGAAACTTTAAACAAAAAGGAATATTTCATTATGTTGAGGATAATTTTTTAACAGATAAGATGTTGGAGCAACTACAATGAAGATAAGACCGCCACTAGAATTTGATGTAATACGTCCTAAAGTAAAACATTACTTTCATTTCGATCCTGAAAGCGGAGATGTGTTTGGTTGTAGTGTACAGCATCAAGGACATAGTGTAGAGATTACAAAAGAACTGGCAGATGAAATACAAAAAGGTTCAAAACATTTAGCAGACTACAAGGTGTCATTTAAAAATACAGGTTATGTTGTGGAATCACGTTATGTAGTGGACAACAAACTGCCAACGGATATAAAAGCAGATAACCACACCAACAAAGTAGTCTATGAAATAGTAAAAAATGATAAAGATTCTTGTATTAGATTCAAACTGGATATGAAAAATAAAAAATGGAATGTCAGTATAGATGATGATTTAAAAAACATAATACAAACCACAGTAAAACAAGACAATTATGTGTTTAAATTTTTTACTACACCACAACACAATACAAGTGTTGCTGATTATTCTTTTAATATAGATTTAAAACAGTTATGTAACACTGGTGATATTCAACTAGAGCATAAATCTAGTGAAACACCCAGATTGTTTTGTAGAAAAATTTACAATTATTCATATGAGGTAGCACAATGATTTTAAAAGTATCAGATATGGATTTTGTGTTTTTAAGTGTTGATGAACCTAATGCTGAAAAAAATTTTGCGGACTTAAAAAGAAAAGTGCCGTGGGCAAAACGTGTTCATGGTGTAAAAGGTTTTGACACAGCACACAAAAAGGCGGCAGAAGTATCTGACACAGACAGATTTATCACAGTTGATGCTGACACACAAATACATGACGGTTTTTTGAATGTGATGGTTGATTTAAATTCATTAGGATTAGACAACACTCATCAATTAAGTTGGTGTGGACATATTGATCTTAATGGATTAAGATACGGCAACGGCAGTTTAAAATGTTGGACAAAAGATTTTGTAAAAAATATGAGAACTCATGAAAATCACGACGGTGGAGCAGATAGCAACAATAAAAATGTAATAGAGTTTTGTCATTTTCCAAATTACTATCAATTCAACGATAATTATTCAATCAGTTACATAGATGGATCTGCTCATCAGGCTTGGAGAGCAGGATTTAGAGAAGGTGTTAAAATGAGTTTGGATAAAAATATTCGACAAGCACCAAAAGACTTGTGGTGGCAAAACTATCAACGATTACTTGTATGGATGACAGTGGGTATGGATAACCCTTATGGCATTCACGCTATTCATGGAGCAAGAACAGGATGTTATCTTACAATGTGTACAGATTGGGACATCGGTCAAGCAAACGAATATAGATTCTTTGAAAAGTATTGGAAAAATGAACTGCACAAAGATAAGATACCGGACTTTTATGAAGACAGTATTGAACTAGGTAAAAAGATCAATGCTGAACACGAGATTGATTTACCTATAAATCCGCTAACAGCAGAACAAAGTAAATTTTTTAAGAAAGTTTATTATAATACTCCAAGAATAATAAGGAAATCTAGATAATGTATGATATTGTGTTTATAAGTTACAACGAAGCATTGGCAGATCACAATTTCAAGTTATTGTGTGACCGTTTCCCTATTGCTCAACGAGTAAAAGGAGTAAAAGGAATTCACAAAGCACATATAGAAGCCGCAGAAGTATCTATGACAAAAATGTTTTGGGTAGTAGACGCTGACGCTCAAATAGTAAAAGATTTTAATTTTGATTACAAAGTTGATCAATATAATTTAGATACTGTCCATGTGTGGCAAAGTCTTAATCCTATAAATGATTTACAGTATGGATATGGCGGTGTAAAATTATTACCCAAGCAATTAACTTTGAATATGGATACAACTACAACCGATATGACAACTAGCATTTCTAAAAATTTCAAAGCAATAAAGCAAGTTTCAAACATCACAGCATTTAATTCAGACCCATTCAGTGCTTGGAAAAGTGCATTCAGAGAGTGTGTAAAATTAAGTTCTAAAGTTATTGATAGACAACAAGACAATGAAACAGAACAAAGATTGGATGTTTGGTGTAGCAAAGGTGCTGATAGACCTTATGGCGATTTCGCTATCGAAGGTGCGAAGTCCGGCAGAAAATTTGGCACAGAACAAAAAGACAAATTAAATTACATCAATGATTTTGATTGGCTTAAAAAACATTTTGAGGAGACCTGCAGTGTCAGTACGTACTACTAGAATACCATTTGATAATATCGTCAAGTTTGGACAACAGACAATGATGCGTCATAAATTATTCAATGTGAGTTGGATATTAAGTAGGTTCTGTAATTATGATTGTTCATATTGTTGGCCCTATGCTCATTCCAAAAAAGTAGACCACAGACCATTAGATGTTTATAAAAAAACAATGGATGAAATTAAGAACCAAGCACGAAGCAATGGCTTTGATAGTTTTCATTTCAGTTTTAGTGGAGGAGAACCCACAGCATACAAAAGATTTTTGCCATTGATAGGTCATTATGCCTCAGATGAAAAAAGCAAATATCAAAGTATTCATATGACAACAAACTGTTCACCAGGAGTAAAATGGTGGAATGCTTGGCTTACAGCCACAGAGTCGTTAGTGCGTAGAAGTATAACCGCAAGTTATCATCATGAATTTGCTGATGAAACAACTTTTGGTGATAAACTTTTAATGTTGCAAAATGCAGGTGTTTATGTTACAATTAACCAAGTAATGGTTCCTGAATTGTTTAAAGAACTCTATGATAGATGTAAACGATTTAATGATAGAGGCATCAATGTTACACTCAAACCTCAAAGTAATGAATCCGCGAGTGAGATTGTATCGGGTTACAACGATGAACAAGTAGAATTAATGAAAACAGGATTCCCTTTACAAACAAATGAAGGAACAGAAGTAGGTCAAATAAGTCTTATGGATCATAAAGATAATATGTACGAAATAGACCAAGCAGAAAGATTCAATGCTTTTGGCTTTAATAAGTTTAAAGGTTGGAACTGTAATGCTGGATATCAAAGTTGTATTGTAAGAGAACCAGGTGGTGAAATAAAAAGAGCATACAGTTGTCATGATGAACCATTAGGAACTATAGATGAAGGATTCCAATTATTTAAAAACGCAAACAAGTGTATAACTCCAACTTGCGTTAGTTCTGCTGATAGTAAAATTCCTAAATCAAGAGGATTAGACAAATTAGAAGCAATAGAAAAGGATGAAATAATATTAGAAATAAGTCGTAAGCAATCTAAATTATTTAAAAAGGAAAGAACAAATGTATAAACTTGAAGACATTAGAGATATCCATTTAGAAATCACAAGCAGATGTCAGGCAAAATGTCCTATGTGTCCTAGAAGAATAAATGGCGGTCCTTTGAATCCTTTTATACATTTGGATGATGTTTCCTTAGAAACTTTTAAAAAATGGTTTCCTGTAGATTTCATTAAACAATTGAACAGTTTATTCATGTGCGGAAATTTAGGAGATCCAATTGTAAGCAAAGATACATTAGAAATCTATCAATACTTAAGAGCAACTAATCCTAATATAGGACTTGCCATGCACACAAACGGAAGTGCCAAAGATCAAGATTGGTGGAGGAAGTTAGCAAAAGAAAATGTAAAAGTTACTTTTGGATTAGATGGTTTGAAAGATACCAATCATCTTTATAGAATATCTACAGATTTTGATAAAATTATTTCTAATGCTAACGCATTTATTGGAGCAGGTGGATTTGCAAAATGGCATATGCTGGTGTTTAAACACAATGAACATCAAGTTGAAGAAGCAAGACAAATGTCCAAGGACTTAGGTTTTAGAGCATTTACTACAAAACACACTTCAAGATTCCATAATGGTGAGTTACAAGTAATAGATGAAAAAGGAAATCCTTTACACAAATTAGAACCTACACAAAAAAGTGCAGATATGATATCATTAGTGAAAGAATCACAAAGTGAAACGAAACCAACTATTATATGTAAAGCAGTTAAAAATCGCCAGTTGTATGTGAGTGCCTGTGGAAATATATCTCCTTGCTGTTGGTTAGATATGGAATGGATTCCGCCTATGCAGGCAAGTAGAATAGATTACATGGACAGGATTGGAGAATTTCCTAATTTAAATACAAGTAGTCTTAAGGAAATATTTGATGGAGGTTATTTTGAAAAAATTGAAAAAACTTGGGGACACACTCCTTTACAAGAATGTGGAAAGCAGTGCGGTTCTTTTGACAAACTAGGAGCACAATTTGAAAATTAATATTCAAGATGTATTATACTGGATGGACACAATCAGGCAATCTGATGACAAATATCGTACATTGGAAAGTTTCTGGAAAGGACAGATCAATAGTAAAGTTTGGTTAATAACTCATTTACAAAAGTTTCAACAACAAATGCCATATAATATTTTATTGTGTGGTGGTTGGAATGGAGTATTATCCACATTATTGTTTAACAGTGAACTGGATATCACACGTGTTGTTAGTATGGATATAGATAGCAAATGCGAATCTATTGCTTATTCTATGAACAAAGAGTATGAAATGGATGGCAGGTTTAAAGCAATCACGTCAGATATGCTGTTATACAACGATTATAGCAAACATAATTTAATTATTAATACTGTGTGTGAACACATGACAGTTGATCAGTATCAGCAATGGTTAGAAAAATTACCAAGTAACAAAAGGATTGTAGTACAAAGCAACGACTTTTTTGAATGTGAAGAACATATTAATTGTCAAAAGTCATTGAAAGAATTTGAAAAAAATTGTGGTTTGACTATTGAAGAATCAGTAGAACTTACCACAGACAAATACAAAAGATTTATGATTATAGGATATAAGAAATAATGGACTTGTCAACTAAAGTTTTTAACAAGTTTAAAGATGGCACATTGCCGTGGCTTGAATTAGATATTAATTTTGGTCCTTATATTGATACCAACGAATTTGATCGTGTGGACAAATACTATGTGGATCATAGAGAAAATGAATCACACATTGGATGGAGTAGTTGTTGTTTACATGGATTAGGTATTGACAAGACACAGGTGGCAAAAGAATATGGTTACACGGATGAATTAAATGCTCCATACAGTTGGACTAAACTTTCGGAAATAACGCCAGCAGTAAAAATGTTTTGGGACAAGTTTCCGGTTGAAAGATACAGTAGAATAAGATTTATGAAATTAAAAAGTTATGGAAAAATAGATTGGCACAATGACCATCCTGGTCATGAACTCCCTGAAGATTTGTGTGATTATCTTATTCCAATCAATGTTGCTGTACAACATCCTGCTTTATGTTATATGGAAGTAAAGGATCACGGATTAGTTCCTTTTGGACATGGCAAAGTATTTTTAATCAATATATTGAAAGATCATCAAGTGGTCAACAATGCTAATGTTGATAGAATACACATGATTGCTCAAGCACACATAGGCAATCAAAGAGAACAATTTAATGAATTATTAGACAGGAGTATTAAAAAATATGGCATTTCAATATGATGCACAGAACAAAAAACACAATATAGTTTTTATTCTTGAAAGTAATTTTCACGCAATAAAAAATAATTCTGCTAAAGAATTAATACAAAATATTGCGGAATATCAGATTGGGAATTTAAACACTATGGGATATGATGTGTTAGTGTCTATATCTGAAGATACAACATTGAGTAAAGTAGCAGACAAATATGATTATGCTGTTGTGTTTACTCCTGATACAGAGTTCCAAGGTGAATCATTCTTTAAACATCTCCAGAAATTAATTACGCAAGACTTTTATATAGCAGGACACATACTTGATAGAAAAGAAGGATATTATGAACTGCATGAACAATGCTATGTAATTAATCTTAAAAAGCATAAAGAATATGAACTACCTGAAATAGGTGATTTAAAACGAAATTCAGAACACTTTACTACTGAACCTATAAGAAGCGACGAAAACTTTCACGATGATTATACACCATTATGGGTAAAACCAGGAAATGAGAGCAAAACGTATCAACACAAATGGCATGGTTGGAATATTATTAGAGTTGCTTTAGACAACAAAGAAAAAATAATAGTATTTGATGAAGATTTAAGAATCAGTAAAAAATGTTATTATGCTGTTCACGAAACAGACTTCAATGAAAACAGCAAACAAATTTTTAAAAAATACAATCAAAGTGCTAATAGATTGTTTTATCCGATTAATACAGAAGAACTTCAGTCAGTACAAACAGGAATCATTAAGCAACTAATAACTCCTGCTAGTGGCTTTAATTGGTTAAAATATTTAGATAAACACGGATATGATCAAGATACCGAAGTTGTATTTTATGATTACAATCCTAATGCTTTATACTATATGGAGCAAACCATAAAAGAATTTGATGGCGGTGATTATCATAAATTTTTAAAATCAAAAAATAGACATAAAACACCTGATTGGTTAAATTCTAAATTAGAAATTGCAGAATACTTTGAAACTGTAAGCAGATTATGGCACATTAAAGATAAAATTAAATTTAAATTTGTAGAGTGTGATCTGTTGAATGAATTTACTATCAAGCCTATAAACGATAGAAATGTTATATTCAACATCAGTAATATTTTCGCATATGAACCAACTGTGCCTTTTGTTCCAACAAAGCAAAGAGTGTTTAAACAAAATCAATTGCTTAAACTACTTAAAGAAAAATATAACAAAATTCAATTAATTGTATCACAACACGCCTGGACTGGATTTGTAAACTATGATATAGACGCAGGTCCTGTAAAAGACTTTTATGAAGTTGATATTGAAACATTAAAAGCACCAATGTGGCGTTTTGGTAAAGAGTGGAGAAATCCTAAAGACCCTTGGGAGGAAGATGAACAAGAATAAAAGCAGTTGTACTTTTTGTATGCACCCTTTTACAGGGTTGGCTACTAGAGAAGATGGAGCAATAAAAGTATGTTGCCGTAGTCTTCCTATTGCTAATATTAAAGATATGAGTTTAGAAGAAGCATGGAACTCAGATGCTATGAAAGAAGTTAGACGGCAAGTTTTAAATGATGAAAGGCCCGATGTGTGCCAACCTTGTTTTGATTTAGAAGATCAAGGAGTACAAAGTTTAAGACAAAGGCATATTACAGATTCATCTCCAGAATCCAGAAGCAATTTGTATCCAAATGCTTTAGATAGTTTGAGTGCAGACTATTCAATGCCATTTGAATTGCCCACAATGGAGATTAAAATAAACAATCTTTGTAATCTTAAATGTAGAATGTGTAACCCTTTAGACAGTACACAATGGAAAGATTGGGGCAGTATTGTATCGCACTATGAAAAAGAAGGCAATTATCTTGTAGAGGCAGTAAAAGGATTAGGATTAGAAAAAGCGCCATACGTGGGTTTGTTTGAAGACAAAATGCATTTCTGGGATAATTTGGAAAAACTTTTACCTTATTTCAAACGTGTAGAATTTGCTGGAGGTGAACCACTTATGGATCCATCACATTATAAAATTTTAGATTTACTTTCTAAAAACGGCAAAAATATAGAAATAAAGTATGCTACCAACGGTACAACACTAGGAATTAAAGGTGGGAGAACTGTGCATGAGTATTGGCCCAAATTTAAAAGTGTTGCTGTGAATGTAAGTATAGATGGTTTACATGACACATATGAGTACATTAGAGGTAATGGAAAGTTTTCTGACGTTGAATACAACATCAAAGAAATGAAAAAGATACCAACAGTAAGCCGTATTGTGGGAGCATTCACAGTACAAGCCAA